CCTTGGCGCCAAGGGCGTGAATAACTACAACGAGCTATGGAGGGATCGTCAAGTGTATGGCTGATCGCGAAGACACGATTTATGCAGTGTGTATCCCTGGACAAAAGGTGCGCTACGAAGCTCAGTCTTGCATTAAGCCAATCATGGGAGGTGCGTTCAGCATTGCCCAAGATGAGCGGCAGCAATTGCGAGAGCAAGGCTATGCGTTTGACGACGAGGGAGCTTTCCTTTCTCCATTGAACCACTTCTGGGGAGAACTAAGCTGTGTGCATTGGATGATCTTGAACGCCTGTGAGCCGTTTATTGGCAATGCTCAGTATCGCCGCAAGTGGGTGGAGCCGAAAGATGAATGGTACGATCCTGCTACGCTTTATGTGCCAGAGCCTGCTGAATTTGGCTGCAGCCTTGAGCAGCAGTTCTATGGAGGGCACAAGGCGTTTGATGCGCCTGCATTGACGAGGGTAATGGCCGATAGTGGCAAGTGGATTTTCTCGCGAGAGGAGATTGATGCAGTGTGGGCTCAGTCTTCGTTTATTGGTTGCAATATGGCGCGAGGCAGCAAGCAAAATTACAAGCGTTTCATGACTGTGCTTTTCAATGGCATTGTCCCACTTTGGGAGAAGCACAAGGAGCTTTTTCTTTCCATTGAAGGGTACGATAAGCGCGCAATTGCTTTTATAGCCGAAAGGCTCATCACTGGCATGGTTCTTTATCGTGACAGGCTCTTACCTGGCATGAAGATTGCCACTGCTCCCATTGCTTTCATTCCTTGATCATGGCCCACAAAGAACAAGCTGAATACATTGCTTCCGTCAAAGCGCGGTTCCCTCAGTTCTTTCATGGAGGGCGAGTGTTGGAAGTGGGCAGTCTCAACATCAACGGGACAGTGCGTGATTTCTTTGACGCTGAGGAATACATTGGTATTGACATTGGCGAAGGGCCTGGCGTGGACGTTGTATCCGGCGGGCATAAATACAAGAGCAAGAAGAAGTTTGACTGCGTTATTTCTTGCGAATGTTTTGAGCACAACCCCTATTGGGAGGCAACTTTCGCAAACATGGTGAGCCTGACAAAGAGCGGAGGGCTTGTTATTTTCACTTGCGCCACTACTGGTCGTCCTGAGCATGGTACGTCTCGCACCACGCCTCAGGATTCTCCGCTCACCATTGCAGAAGGCTGGTCCTACTACCGCAATCTCACGCAAGAGAATTTTGAGGGAATGTTTAACTTTGACTTCATGTTTAAGGAGAAGTGCTTTAGCCTTAATAGCAGCTCTTGTGATTTGTATTTCTGGGGAATCAAGAAATGACCAAGAAAGAGAAGCAAGCGAAGATTCGCCTTGTCATGAAAGAATTTAAGAGTGGCCAGCTTAAGAGTAGCAGCGGAGAGAAAATCACCGATCCCAAGCGTGCTCTTGCCATTGCCCTTTCAGAAGCTGGCATGACGCGTAAGCCCAAGAAAGATCAAAGTGACGAATACTACATGGGCTTCTTCAAGGAGATTGCAGGCGAAGAAGAAGAGGAAATGGAGGATAGCCTGGGAAAGGACTGAGGGGCGACGCTGAAAGCTTTGCCCCTCCTGCCTCTGTACGGGCCGCTGCGCGACGAGGGCTAGAACTGCGCAAGAAGCATGGCAAGGGCGGCTTGACGACGCAAGAAGCGGGCAAGCAGGGCATTGGGAGTGGAGTGGCAAGAGCTACAAGCTTGGCCAATGGCGAGAAGGTAAGCTATGAGACGATTAAACGCATGGCTGCGTTTTTCTCAAGGCATGAGAAAAATAAAAGTGGCGGAGAGGATGATGCAGGTCGAATCGCGTGGCTCCTCTGGGGCTCTGATGCTGGTAGGGCATGGGCAAATCGCATCATTAAGATGGTAGAGAGTCGCAAAAAAGACCAATGAGCGAATACGTACGTGTCATCGAAGAAGAAGATGAAGGTATTGGTCTTTTGAAGGCGCTGTCTATTCTTTCTGCTAATGAGCATCGCAACACTTCGCGGTGGGAACTTGTTGAGAAGCAATGCTTCAAAAATGGTCGATTAGACGAAACTCATATTTATGTGATGAGCGTTTACGAAAAGCCTGACCCTCACTTTGAGCCGACCAAGTTTTTGACTTTTGAAATTGAGGCGATGGCAAAGTCTTACATCATGGAAGATATTGAGCATCAGCTTGCCAGTATTCACGGGGAAGACGACGAGGAGGATTGATTATTCGTTTTCTCAATAAACGGCATTTATTGGGAAATCAACTAATCTTTGCAATGAATGATGGGTAGCCCATCAGCCACAACACACTAATTCCATAGAGGCCGCTAAGGGTGCGAATTTGCACGCAATCTGGCGGAGCAGTGCCTTTTTCAATGCGGCAGTAAGAGCTTTGACTGATGTGAAGTTCTTTTGCTACGTCATGTTGTGTGAGCCCGGCATTAAGCCGGGCTTCTTTAATGCGAGAAGCAATGAGAATGCGAGCTTCTTGATGGGGAAGTTTAAGAGCATCTGTCGTGCTACGTGCCAAGAACATCACAAAAATTTATTCCGTTTTGCATAAGCTCATAAAGTATAACATTCCATTCTTGATAAAGTATGAATATGAGCACCACCTCTTGCCGATACGATTTCTCTCCAATTGAGAAATATGAACTCACTCCTGAAGGTTATCTTCGGGCGTGGGCTTCAATTGCACGCACTGGCATCCAACACTACACTGATAGCGATGGGTCCATTAGGCGTGAATATCGTCCCGAAACGGAAGTGGCGTCTCCCGAAAGTCTTGCCTCATTTGCGGGTAAGGCCATTACTTCGGAACATCCTCCAGTGCTTCTCGATTCCGAGAATACTAAAAACTACCAAGTAGGATTTAGCGGCACTGAAGTGGTGTATGACAATGGTTTTGTAAAGGCAGTGATGACAATTACTGACGAAGATACCATTGAACGCATCATGAAAGGGGATGCTCGTGAGGTGAGCGCGGGCTATAGGGTGAATTATGATCCCACGCCTGGCGTTACAGAAAATGGCGAACATTACGATGGCATCCAAAAGGAAATCATCGGTAATCACATCGCCGTTGTTCGTCGGGGCCGCGCTGGCCCGCAAGTGAAGCTTCATCTTGATCGCCAAGATGCTGCTGATCCATCATTAATCTCTAATACAGGAGACCATCTAATGACTGCAAAGGTCGTTTTTGATGGCGCCGAGTTTGAAGTGACGGAGAGCGTTGCTCTTGCGATCACTAAAGAACGCGATGACGCCAAAATGTCCTACGAGGACATGAAGAAAAAGTACGACGAATTGCAGGCCGCTGCTGATTCCATGAAGTCCGAAATGGATGCTATGGAAAAGGAAATGAAGGGCAAAATGGACGCTGCCGAAGGGCGGGCCGATGCCCTGGCCGAGCAAGTCGAAGAACTGAAAACTGAACTCGCTACTGCCCAGGAAGTCAACCTTGATTCCATGGTTGAAGAGCGCGTGGCTCTCATTGAGAAAGCCAAGCCTGTTCTGGACAGTGCTTATGATTTCGCTGGCAAAGCTGCCCGTGAAGTGATGGTTGATGCCATCAAAGCAGTGCGTGGTGATGAGCTTGATCTTTCTGAGAAGAGCGACGACTACGTGCAGGCAATGTTTGACACCCTTTCCGAGGGTCGTTCTGACTCTGCCACCACTGACGAGCTGCGTAAAGCCGTGGCTTCCATTGCTTCTCCCATCTCTGCTCCTTCTTCCTACATGGAAGCTCTGCAAAGCGCATGGAAGAAGCCCCTTTCCATCTCCAAGGAGGCTAAGTAATCATGGCCGTAGTTTTCTCTGCTTCGGGCTCCCCTACGGCAGGTGGTGTGCAACAGACTTATGCTCTGGAGCATGACGCCCTGCTTGAAGGTCAACTGTCCGACATCCGTGATAACACGATTATCACTCGCGTCAACGAAACCGCTGTTGTCATTCCTTTTGGTAATGGCGTGGTGTATGACTCCACTGGCACTGGTGGTACTGGCGCTAAAACTCTTTCTGCCTCTGGCGATACCTTCCTGGGCGTGAACGTTCTCACTTATGTGGACGAAACCGCTCTGGATGCAAATAGCCGTCCTGGCGTGAAAGTGGATCAAGTGATGAACGTGGCTAGCGAAGGTGCAGTTGCCGTGTATGTGCATGGTGCTGTCAATCCTTCCACTGCTGTTCGCGTGATTCACACTGCTACTGGCGTCAAGTACGCTGGTCGCTTTAACAACCAAGCCATTGCTGGCAAAACTGCCGTTCTGTCGAATGCTCGCTATCTCACCACAACCACTGGTGATGGCATTGCCATTCTGGAACT